CGGCCCCGCTGCCAGCATCACGGGCCAAATCGTGGCCTCCCAGATTGCCGACGCCATCCTTACAACCGCCAAGTTCGCTGCATCCATTACCCCGGTTGAGATTGTTGCCACGGTACCGGTTTCTGGCAACTTTGAGGGAAGAACCGTTTACCTAACAACGATTGATGGATCATTTGCCGCCGACAAAATCTATAGGTGGACAAGCACCTCAACCACCGGAA